GCCTTCGATCGCGTCTTCTACCGCCTCCTTACCTCGGATCAGCTCGGTATTCCGATCCTTGATCGCTTGATTGTGATCGCGAATTGCGTCGGCAGATTCGCCCTCTACGCCAAGCAGCCGGATCTGGCGCTCGGTCATTTCATCGATCCGCTTATTGAAATCGGCGATCTTGACATCGGCTTCGGTAAACTCGCCGCTCATTACGCCGAGCTCGTCTGTGATCCGTTTGTTTACCGCGTCCAGCTCATCACCGATCTGGGCGGCGGTGTTCAGCTGCTTACCGTGCTCCTCAAGCTGGCGATCCAGCTCGTCTAACTCTTCTCCCATTTTGCGCGTGGCAAATGTGACCGCCGCGAAAGCCGCCGCGATAGCAAGGGCGGCGATACCGACCGGGCCCATCGCTGCTGGTAGCGTCTTCATCGCACTGACCAGTTTGGGAATTCCCATTTTGAGCGCGCCGAACGTCATGACAAGCGATCCGAGCTCGGGATTGATCGCACTCACAGCGCGGCCCATGCCGGAGATCCCGCCGCTCAGACCCTTGACACTACCGCCAGCAGAGCCGGCACTTTCAGCGGCGCCGTCTGTGCCCTCGGCGAGCCCGTCCATTTCGGCGCGTGTTTCCTCCAGCTCTTCGCGCAAGCCGGCGACGATCTCAGTCAGCGCCGTGACGGCGGCTTGACCGTCGCCCGTCTCGATCTCGATCACTTCCTGGATTGGATCCATGTCACACCGCCCGCGCTTGTCTGGTAATCGTGATCGGCGGGGTCAAGCCCTTGCCGCCGGTCTGAGCTTTCCACTGCTCGATCAGCTCTTCCTCAGCATCCATGGATTCCACCAGGCCCGCGAAGTAGCAGACCGAATCCACGGCGAGGGCCTCGAACCGATCAGCAGGCAGGGATAGAAGCTGACTCGGGCGCGATCCGTATGCCCGGCCCATTCGATCCAGCAGCGCCGCCCGGTTTGGGTTGTCCTGGAAATCGCGCCACACGTTCAAGCGCCTCCCCGATTCGCGCGGCGGCGGCGAGGTAGGCACCTTGTAGGGTGTTGCGGTCCATGATGCCGACCCAGATCCGCCGAGGCTCGGCGCCGTCGTATCCGCTCGGCGACTGCTCGCCGATGTCATGAACCAGCCGGCACGGCGAGGGCTCGCCATCTCCAATGGCGATGGAGCGAACCGACCGAATCGCGATCCTCTGTAGCCGGGCGATGATGTCGGCGGCCTCTTCAGTCGTCGTCTCTTCGGCGCGGCGCCCCTTGCTATCGCGGGCCCTCACGGCCTCCAGAGCCTCGGCGAGCGCCGGATTACCAGCAGCACCGGGCCGGGAGCGTAGAAGGCGCTGAGCGGACGATAGAAGCATGTCGAGCACCTCCGGCACCTCAAGCGCCGCCGATGGATCGAGCACCTCCAGCCCCCACGATACCTCGCGCCCCTTGATCCGCTGGCGGATCGTGGTCTGTGTCGCGGCGGCGAGCAGCTCGCCGAGCGGGTCTGTGTGCGTGGTGGTGTCCATTAGTTCGCCAGGCCGCTGCTGGAGTTGTTGACGATCTGAATCGTCAGGGCGTTGTCTGAGCCGTCAGGGTAGCCGCTCCATACGACATTCTCGGCGATGCCGTCGCCGCTGCTGATCCCCTGTGGGGGATAGGCGGTGATCCGAGCGTTTCGCAGTGTGACGGTCCCGGCGAGGTTGCCCGCTCCGCTGAGCGCAAGCGTGAGATCCTGACCTGACACGTCATTCTTGCGGTGATTGTTGTAAAGCGTGTCGCCGTCTTCAATCCGGGCGACGGTCATTGTGGGCGGCGACATGGACGACCGGATCGCGGCGACGACATCGCGCGATCCGACTTTGCGCACGGGTGAGAATCCGTTCTCAACCTCAAGCGTGAGCTGACGGTTGACGACATAGGTGGCAGAATTCCAGCCCAGATCGCTGGCGTCGTCTTCGGCAATGATGTTTGTCGCCAGGGCGCCGAATGATCCAAACGTCGCCGTCCCGGCGCTTGCGCGGTCGGCGGATGCTTTGAATGCAACCACGTCGATCTCGATCGTTGCTTCGCGGCCCTGCTGGAGCACAACACGGAACGCCGGGAAGTAGCAGCCGGTGAACACTTCAGACACGCCGCTATCACCTCGGATCAGCTCGATCGTGTGGTGATGGATCGTCGTGCCGCGATTGTATTTGTGCGTGTATGGGCCCGATCCAGTGGTCACGACCGCCGCCGCTCCCATGCACCCGAGCAGCCACAGCCCGAGGCCGTCGTAAGTCATCGGCAGCGTGATCTTGCCGGTGACGGTGTTGTTTTGCCGGATCACGTCTGAAGGGTCGGGCCCGGTGCCGACGCCAGGCCGAAGCGTCTCGATATTGCGATAGTCGTACTGCTCGACAAACCCGCTGACAGACATCGGGATCGCCCAGTTGGTACGGCTGACCGGCGTGCCGGCGGTAGTCTCGGCGCCGATGCCGACGGCGGTAACGAGCGGTGATCTGAGGGCCATGGATCAAGTCTCCAGTGTGGTTTTTATTTTGACAATGATTCGTTGATCGTAGACTTTGCGCGGCTCGTTTGAACCATCCACCGGATCGTCAGGGTTGCTAATCCCGACCTTGCACCACTGCGTATAGTCGGTCGCCGTCGTGCCGCCCTTTAGGATGGAGCGGACAAACCGCCCGCTTAGATCGTACCGCGTGTAATTCGTGTTCCATAGCGAGGTGCTCACGGTTCCAGTCTCGCCGCTGATCTCAACCCAGCTCGGCTCATCATACGCCGCCGAGCCGTTGATCTCAGTGCTGGCGCCGTCCAGCAGATGAGCAATCGAGATCACGATCTCGTTTTCATCGTCTGCTGATTTCTGCTGAATCATTCGCGGCTGACTATCGCCAGGAAGGGCGGGCGGAATGACCAGCGCCCCGCGAATCCGGCCCGGCCAGCACCTCGCCGGGAGCGCGCTTGAGGGCGTGAAGGGCGTAGCGGGATCGCCTGCAACCGCGTCGGCGGTGTCGAAATAGATCCATAGGAGATGGATCCGGGGCTTGCTTGATCCCCTGTTCAGTCCGGCGTTGTCGATGTCGATCTGTGCCGTCTTGCTTGCATAATTCCAAGAGCCGCGCGCGTGGGCGATCTCAGTCATGCCGTCACTCTGCGTCACGATGATGTCGAACCCATCGGTTTGCACGTTCGCCCAGAATTCGGCGTGCTGTGCCGCCAGTAGCAGCGACACGTCATACGAGCCCGGCGAGCCGCCGGAGGAATCGATCACGCTGATCGCCATCCGCCGCCGCCAGGTTGTGGAGCCGTCGCTATACCAGGCCATGATCAGCCCTCCAGAATCGCGGTGATATTGATGTGTCCGAAGACGATCCCGCCGCTCGGGTGATTGGCCTCGGCGCCGTCAAGGCTGGTCAGCTCCAGCGCGACGGATTGAGCGAGCCGGGTGGATCCGGTGTCGAGCCGGTGATTCTCCAGAATCGCGCGGGCGATGTCGTCGCCGAGGTCGGCGGCGGCGTTAAGCCGCCCCGCGCGCGTGTCGCCGTCGGCATCGGTCGGCTTGACATACCCAGCCACGCCGACGCGAAGCCGCTTACGGAAGCCTCTCAGGCTCGCCGGGCCGCTGTGTTCGTATCGGCATCGGTCGGTCCACAGATAGACGCTCGGGACGACCTCGGGCCCGTCGCGCGGCGGCATTCCGACCTTGACCGCGCCCGCCGCGCTGAGGTCGTACACGTACGGCGCTGAGCCGTCCACGCTGGGCAATAGCGTGTCGCGCAAGAATTCCAGAATCGCCCGCGTTGATGTCGCCATGTCAGCGGCCCTCTTTCATGAGCGCGACGAATTCATCATGCAACGCGCCAGGGAGCTCAGCGGCGCCGGCCTCCATCGCGGGCCGAAGATAGGGCCGGGCCGGGATCGTGACCTGGCGAACCCTTGCCCACCCATACCGCCCGAGGAAGTGCAAGTATCCATCCCCGGCGGCCTGGATTGTGCCGCCGTGCTCATGGATCGCGGCATATCTGACCGTCGGCGATCCGGCGGTCGCCTCGATTCCGGCACCGCTGGAGCCGCTGATCGTCACGACCTCCAGCGTCTCAAGCAAGTCGCCGGAGCGTTGCTGTAGAACGCGCCCGCTGAGGTTTTCGGTTGCCTCATCGCGGACACGATCCGCTGCTCGCTCCACAGCCGGATGAAGCAGGCCCGGCATATTGCTGGCGAGCCGCTCCAGCACGGCGACATA